GTGTAGACTTGTATGCCGATTGTGACACTTGTTTAGCTTCTACATAAACACGAAAATGCAACAAACTTTTTAAGATTAAGTTATATATAGTAAGAACACGAATAATAAAATAAATTATGAATAATAGAACTATACTAAACAAAGTAAAAGAACTTTTAGGAATGGAAGTTAAACTTGAACAACGTAAATTAGAAGACGGTGTAACCGTTATTGAAGCTGATGAATTTGCACCAGATAACGAAGTAATGATTGTTACCGAAGACGAACAAATGATACCACTACCTGTAGGTGAATACGTAATGGAAGGTGGCGAACAAGTTTTAGTAGTTACTGAAGAAGGTCTTATTTCTGAAATCAAAGCTAAAGAAGAAGAAGTAGAAGAAGAAGTTGTTGAAGAAGAAGCTAAAAAAGACTACGAAGAAAAAGAAGAAGAAATGGCTGAAGAATCAAGACCAATCAAAAAGACGGTTGAATCAATTGTTAAAGAAACTTTCTTTACTGAAATTGAAAACTTGAAAAAAGAAAATGCAGAATTAAAAGCTAAACTTGAAACCTTGAGTAGTGACGAAAACACGAATGAAGAAACTACTGTAGAAACTACAAACGAAGAAGTAACTAACGAAACTGTAGAAGTAGAAGAAGTTGCTGAAGTAGAACTTTCAAGTGAAGAACCAGCTGCAAAGCCTATTTCTTACAATCCAGAAAACAAAGAAAACACGGAGAAATTTAACTTCGCAAAGAACCGTCCAAGAAACATTATGGACACGGTTCTAAAAAGAATAAATAAGTAAATAAATTTTTTAATAACTAATATTTTTTAAAATGGCAGATTATCCAACAATTACTGGTAGCACTTATGCTGGCGAATTCGCTGGCAAGTACATATCAGCTGCATTACTTTCTGCACCTACTATTGACCAAGGTGGTATAACTGTAATGCCAAACATTAAACACAAACAAGTGTTACAAAATTTAACAACTTCAGGACTACTTGCTGACGCAACTTGTTCATTTGACGTAGACGGTTCAACCGTTTCTTTGAGCGAAAAGGTACTCGAAGTGTTTGATTATCAATGCAATATGCAAGTTTGTAAGTCAATTTTTCACAGCAATTGGCAAGCTTCTGAAATGGGCTTTTCATCGTTTGACGAATTACCTAAATCTTTTGAAGATTACCTTTTAGCTTATGCTGCTGCTAAAGTTGCTGCTGAAATGGAAGTAAACATTTGGAGAGGTGTACAAGCTACTTCTGGACAGTTTGCTGGTCTTGTTACTTTAGCTACTGCTGACGCAGACGTAAATGACGTTACTGCAACTCCTGTAACCGCTTCAAACGTAATCGACGAATTAGGTAAAATTGTTGACTCCGTAAACACGAACACAAATATTTACGCAAAAGAAGACACAAGAATTTATGTTTCAAGAAACATTATGGCTGCTTACGTTCGTGCTTTAGGTGGTTTCCAAGCTACTATCGGTGCTAATGGTGTAGACAACAAAGGTACTATGTGGTATGGTAAAGGTGCTGGCATTTCTTTTGACGGTATTCCACTATTCTTAGCTGAAGGTTTAGCTGCTAACACGGCTATGGCTGCTCAAACTTCAAACTTGTTCTTTGGTTGTTCACTATTAAGTGACACACAAGAAGCAAGAGTAATTGACGTTTCACAGTATGACGGTTCAGATAACGTAAGAGTTATTATGAGAATGGCTGCTGGTGTTGAGTACGGTATCGGTGGAGATATAGTTCTTTATTCATAATATTAACCAGAACGAAAGAAAAGGTGGGTGAAAGCACCTACCTTTTTTTATGTTCATAAAACTTTAAAATATGTCTTGTGATATTACAAATGGTAGAATTGAACAATGCAAAGATTCTGTAAGTGGGTTAAAAAGTATATATTTCATAAATTTCGACGACTTAAATAGTGACGATGTAGTTTATGACGCAACGGATACAGACGTAATTGATACGTGGCAACCAGCTGCAACTTTAAATTTGTATAAATACGAATTAAAGTCTACTGCAAATTCATTTACTACTTCTATTAATTCAAGTCGTGACAATGGTACTACTTTCTTTGAACAAACTTTAGTAGCTAACCTTAAAAGACAAGATTTTGCTACACACAAAAACGTAAAGTTATTGGCTTATGGTAGACCAAGAATTGTTGTTCGTACAATGACTGACCAATTCTTTTTAATGGGATTAGACCAAGGTGCTGACGTAAGTGCTGGTGAAATTTCTACAGGTGCTGCATTAGGTGACTTTAACGGTTATTCGTTGACGTTCACGGCACAAGAAGAATTACCAGCTAACTTTATTGACGTAACTAACGAAACTGATTTAGCAACTGCTTTTGCAGATTCTGGTGCAAATCCAGCCGTTATTGTTACTTCTTAATAAGATTCTTTCTTATATTCCTTTCATAACAAGAGGCACTTTTCGGAGTGCCTTTTTTATTGAAATAAAAACAGATTTACACTTTTTAAGTTATATATATATGATAATACTACAAGAATCGGCAAGTGAACAAACTTTTAGCTTCATACCAAGAAGTCAAGTTTACGATTCTATGTATATAACTGACGAAAACACGAACACTACTTCTGAAGTTACAATTACTTCAAGTACACAAGGTGACTATGTAGATACTATAAACGCAACCTTTAGTATTAAAGAAAACCACTTCTACAAACTTGAACTAAAAAACGGAACTGAAATAGTACACAAAGACAGAATATTTTGCACTAACCAACCTGTTGCAACATATTCTATAAACAATGGCGAATTTGTTAGTAAAACGTCAAACAACGAATTTATTATTTATGAGTAATAATATACACTTATTAGAATTAAGCCACTACGAAGCACCTGTTATTAAAGAGGCAGCACGCGAAGAATGGGTAGAATACGGAGAAAAAAACGATTTCTACCAATTTCTAATCGACAGATACACGAATAGTACCACGAATAACGCAATTATAAACAACGTAAGCCGTTTAATATATGGTAAAGGCTTAAGTGCTACAGACGCGTCAAGAAAGCCGTCAGAATACGCACAAATGAAAGCTTTGTTTCATAATGACTGCGTTCGTAAATTAGCTTGTGACTTAAAAATGTTAGGACAATGTGCCGTTCAGGTCATATACACGAAAGACAGAAAAAAAATTGCACAAGTTCACCACGTACCAGTTCAGTTATTACGTGCAGAAAAATGTAATGAAGACGGTAAAATAGAAGGTTACTATTATTGTGATAATTGGCAAGACACTAAAAAGTTTAAGCCTAAAAGAATACCAGCTTTCGGTTGTTCTAATGAAGCTATAGAAATTTACTTTATAAAAAATTATTCTGTAGGTCAAAAATATTATTCTTTAGTTGACTACTATGGTGGCTTACCTTATGCACAATTAGAAGAAGACATTTCTAAATACTTAATTAACGAAGTAAACAACGGCTTTAGTGGTAGAACGGTTGTAAACTTTAACAATGGTGTGCCAAGTGAAGAACAACAACATATGATTAAGAGTAAAGTTCTTAATCAGTTGACAGGTACTTATGGCGAAAAGTTAATTGTTGCTTTTAACAACAATGCAGAATCAAGAACGACAGTAGACGCAATGCCAGTAAATGACGCGCCAGACTTGTATTCAGCTTTAGCGCAAGAATGCACGGCAAAAGTGATGTTAAGCCACAACATTACGAGCCCGCTCCTCTTTGGAATAGCAAGTAATTCAAGTGGTTTTAGTTCAAATAGTGACGAACTAAAAGACTCGTTTATATTATTTAACAACCTGTGTATTTTACCTTTTCAAGAACTTTTACTTGATGCCTTTGAACATATTTTAGCTTTTAATGGTGTAAGCCTTAATTTGTTTTTTAGAACGTTAAAACCTTTAGAGTTTACCGATTTAGAAAACGCAGCTACTGAAGAACAAGTACAAGAAGAAACAGGTTTAGAATTAAGTGGTGACTATGTAGGTAAACAACTTATTGAATTAGGCGAAACACCTAAAGAAGATTGGTTGTTAATTGACGAATTTGAAGTTGACTACGATACTGATGAAGACGAAAACACTTTACTTTCAAGCGACATAAAAACGAAGTTAAGTTTAAAAGACAGATTAATAAACCTTGTAAGTACAGGACAAGCTTTTCCTAATTCTAAAAGTGAACAAGACGAAATAATAGACGGTATCAAGTTTATTACAAGATATAAGTATAGTGGTAAAGGCGGTGGTAAGTCAAAGAAAAGCCGTGACTTTTGCACTAATATGCAGAAAACTGACAAAATATATCGTAAAGAAGATATTGTAAGAATGAAAGGTCAATCAGTAAATCCAGGTTTCGGTATTGACGGTGCTTCAACTTATGATATTTGGCTATATAAAGGTGGTGCAAATTGTCACCATAGTTGGAGAAAACAAATATACGTAGCTTTTGAAGGCACAGGTATTGATGTTCGTTCACCTTTAGCTACTACAATAGCGGTAAGTAAGGCAGCAAAATACGGCTATGTGATTAAGAATGATTCACTTGTTGCTACTAAACCAATTAATATGCCTGATAGAGGTTACTATAATAAATAAAATACTATGGCAAAAGCTTTATTAGTCACAAACACGGACATAAAAAGATTTACGGCACTAAATGGCAATTTAGATAGTGACAAGTTTGTTCAATTTGTCGCAATTGCACAAGACATTCATATACAAGGTATGTTAGGTACAGACTTACTTGAAAAAATACAAGCCGATATAATTGCAGACACACTTGAAGAACCTTATTTGTCACTTCTTACTACATACATTAAGCCTTGTTTAATCCACGCAGCTATGTTAGAAGCACTACCTTATTTGGCATACACCATAGGCAACAAAGGCATATATAAACACGGAAGTGAAAATAGTGAAACGGTAAGTAAAGAAGAAGTTGACTATATGATAGAACGTGAGAGAAAAACGTATCAACACTATAAAGAACGATTCATAGACTATATATGTCAAAATAATAACTTGTTTCCAGAATACACTTCTAATAGTGGTAGTGACGTTTATCCTAATACATATAATGATTTTTCAGGATGGGTAATATAAAGTATAAACCGAAAGAAAAGAACGTAAAGAAGTTAAAAGCTTTCTTAACTAAATACTATGGCAGAAATAAAAATAAGTGATTTAACGGCAAAAGGCGCAAACATTGCATCAACAGATAGATTTGTGATTGCAGAATCTGACGGTGCTGGTGGCTTTAATTCAAAGTATATAACAGGTGCAGAAATAACGGCAGTAAGTGCAGAAAGTCTATATTTAGAAGACGGCACTTTACGTAGTGATAGAACGGTAGATTTAAACGGTAACTTTTTACTATTTAAAAACGGATTAAACAACGTAATTAATTTAAGCAATGCAAATGTAATTACTTTTAATAACGCCTATTCTTTTCCAACGGCAGACGGTTCGGCTATGAATGTTTTAATGACTGACGGAAGTGGTAATATTAGTTTTGGTGTACCAAGTCCAGGTCTTTATAGTCAAACG